GGTGTTCTATGGGCGTGGCGGCCGCATCATCAGGACCCTCTGGAAGGAACTGAAGGAGCTGGACAAGCGTACGGGCGGAAACCTGCGCATGGAGTTCCTCACCAAGTGGGACACGTACGCCGTCAAGTGTCAGGTCGAAGACGGCCGTGACCAGAGTGCGACGGCAAGCGCCGCGACCATCAAACGCTGCGCAGACTACCTTCGCCGCGAACTGAAGGACCACAAGCCGAAGATCATCGTGGCATTTGGCGCCACTGCGCTCAAGGCTCTCGGGTACCGTGACAACGCGTTCATGGAATCCCGTGGGCGGCTTCTCAACATCGAAGTAGACGGCGTCGCATACAAGGTTCTGCCGACCTTTTCGACCAAGCACTTGGTCTCTAAGACCGGCCTCTATAACCTGTTCTATGCCGACGTAGTACGTGCGATCCGCATTGCGGGTGGTGTAGACGAAGCAGGTACGAACGCTACGATCGAAGAGATCACCAAGGACTATCGGATCCCGCAGACGGTTGCGGAGGTTAAAGAGGTCTGTGACACGATCATCGACCACGTAGTCACCGGCGCTAAGACCGCCGCACAGTGTGCTATCGCGGTGGATACCGAGACCAATACGGTCAATCCTCATCGAAAGGACGCGAAGGTTCTGTGTGTTTCGTTCGCGTGGGACACCGGCTGCGCGACCGCGATTCCATTGTTCCATCGGGAGTCCCCGTGGAGTCCCGAAGAACTTGAAGAGGTCGTCGGGCACGTCAAGCGCGTGCTCGAGTGTCCGAAGCCCAAGGTCTTCCACAACGCCAAGTTCGATCTCAAGTTCCTCGAACTTCGCCACGGCTGGCGTGTCAACAACGTCGCATGGGACTCGATGCTCGGGGAGCACTTGCTCCGCGAGGACATGACAGGCTCGTACGGACTCAAGACGTTGGGACGCAGCTACTTCCCGATGTTCAGCAACTACGCTGACAAGGTGCAGGAGTTGGCCGAGCAACTCACGCCTGAAGAGGAAGGCGTACGCACGGTTCTCGTCAAGGCACGCAAGGGCAAGCCGAAGAAGGGCATCGTGGGTGTCGAAGACGGCCTGACGATGGAGCTGAGCAAGAAGGAACTCGAAGCCTACTTGTTCGGGACCAAGAAGGACCGCAAGAAGCGGGCCTTTGATGAAGGCTACGAACGCGTCGCCCTCGACACACTGCTCATCTACGCCGCTGTCGACACAGACCTGACGCGCCGTCTTCTGCGGCATCAGTTCGTGCGCATGCAGCAGGAGGGCTTCCAGCAGCACGCGCGCGCGCTCATGGCGTCACACTGCGTTCCTGCGTCGCGCGTGCTCGGGAGCATGGAGTTCACCGGCTTCCGTGTCGATCGTCCCTACATCGAGAAACTCGAGATCGACCTGAGCAAGATCGTCGACGAGAAGAAGAAGATTCTCGCCGAGATGTGGGACCCCGAGAAGGGGACCGAGTTCAATCCCAACTCGACGGCAGACATCGCGTACATCCTCTACAACAAGGGCGTACCTCAACCGGACGGCACGCGCGTCGCCTACGACAACGACTGGCTCGAGCGAAACAAGAAGTCGAATAAGTACAAGACCGACAAGAAGATGCTCAAGGCGCTCGTCGAGCGCATGAAGTGTCCGTTCTCGAAGACGTTGCTCGAGTATCGATCAGCACACAAAGCGCTGACGGGGTTCGTCCACGACATCAAGATGCTGTCGGAGTACGACGGCTACCTGCACACCAGCTTCCACCTGCACGGTACATCGACGGGACGTTTGTCCTCCTCGAACGTCAACATGCAGAACCAGCCGAAGAAGCTGGCAGGTGTCAACATCAAGAAGATCTTCATCCCGGATGATCCCGAGGAAGAGTTGATCTTCAACGTGGACTGGAAGGGCGCCGAGATCCGTGTGTTCACGGCATACGCGCCCGACCCGCAGTTGATCAAGGCGCTGAACGACGGGCTCGACGTTCACAGCTGGTTCACACAGGAGATCTTCGGCATCCCGTATGAAGAAGTCGAGGCACTGAAGGACATCAACGACGAGATGGGCAAGACGCGCACGACCGTGAAGCGTGTGGTGTTCGGCATTCTCTACGGCGCGATGGCGAAGAAGATTGCCGAGACGGCGGGCATCTCGGAAGAGGCTGCACAGAACGTTATCGACAAGCTGTTCAACCGCTTCCCGTCCTTGCGCGACTACATGGACGAGGTGGTGTCGCAGATCCACTCGAAGGGCTTCGTCGAGACGTTGTTTGGTCGGCGTCGCCGGTTCCCGCTGCAGACGGTCAACGGCTTCTTCCGGGGCCAGGCCGAACGTCGTGGCAAGAACATGAAGATCCAGTCGACGTCCTCAGACATCGTCGTGGCCCAGCTCATCGAGATCTTCGAGAACATCGGCCAGCTCGGTGGTCGTTGCTGCATTACGGTCCACGATTCGATCGTGGGCACCATCAAGAAGAAGCACCTCCACCAGGCCCAGGCGTTCTTCGACTACTACTGCGTGGAACGCGTCAGCCAGAAGTTCCCGTGGCTGCCGGTCGCGTTCGCGCACGACGTGAGTGTGGGTCCGAGCTACGGCGAGACAGTTGCTCTGGCCGACTATATCGCACGGAACCCTCAGAAGGTGATGACGCCCGACGAGGAGTTCCTTGTCGAACTGGACGAAGAGTCCCTCAACGATCTGCGTGAAGACGACGAAGAGCGCAAGGAGCGCGAGGCGATCGCCGAGATCGCAGAGGTTGCGTCGTGAGTCGTGTTCTTAAACCGTGCGGTACAAGTGGCGCGTATGCCAGGGGTTGCCGTTGTGTTGTATGCAAGGAAGCACATAGAGCACGGACATCTAACTGGCGTACGGACAACCCTGACAAAGCACGTCAAAGCAGCCAACGTTGGTACGACAATAATAAGGAGTCTTCCATTGCAAAAGCCAGAGCTAGTAATGTTGCTAAGTACAACATGACACTGGCGGAATATGATTCCGTCGTCAAATCAAATACGGTGTGTCAAGCATGCGGCGACGTACTTGTTACAGGTCACTTAGACCATGACCATTCGACAGGCATTGTACGCGGCGTTCTTTGTATACGATGTAACACCGTGGCAGGGTTATGTGGTGACACCATGGAAGGTGTCAATTTTAGAATGCGCAAGATTGTGGATTATCTTCAACGGTTCGAATCAATCTTGGCTAAGTGCACGCACCAATCCACAGGGATCGGTCGTCGATGTGGCGAGTGCTTTCCGTCTCTCGTAGTTGTAAATTCCGAGACGTTTACGGTATAAGCTTTTGCAGAGGACCATCAATGCCCCCGCGCCCTGCAATGAAGGACTGCAATCTCTTCTTCTTCGACTGTGAGACCGGAGGGCTCAACCCCGCCGTCGCTGACATGGTCGAGGTGGCCTGTATCGTGACGGACCCGTCAGGACAACTTGTCCTCAACGAGTACTCCGCCAAGGTCATCCCGAAGAAGCCAGTCGATGCAGGGGCTGCCCGTATCAACGGCTACACCACCGAGAAGTGGGCGGCGGAGGCCATCGACCTCGACATCGCCATGGTGAAGATGTTGGGCCTGGGTCGCGACGCGGTGTTCGTCGCACACAACACGCCGTTCGACTGGTCCTTCTTCGAGATGGCGATGGCACAGCGCAGCCAACGCTGGAACGGCGACTATCACAAGATCGACACCGTCGCGCTTGCAACGCCGTTGCTCAAGGCGGGCCACGTCCCGAACCTCAAGCTCGTCACATTGTCAGCGCACTTCGGCATCGAGCACGAAGCCCACCGCGCGATGGGAGACGCTCGTGCATGTCGCGAGGTCTACCTGAAGTTGATGGAGATGTACGCTTCGGTGTTCCCGACCGTACACTGACGACTTCTCGCGGATCGTTCAATGGCAGGACAACGGCCTTTGACGTCGTTTATGAAGGTTCGAGTCCTTCTCCGCGAACCGGGCTCGTAGCTCAGCTGGGAGAGCGCTAGCTTTGCAAGCTAGATGTCAGGGGTTCGATCCCCCTCGAGTCCACGCTCACAAGAAGCGGTAGTTCTGCGTCAGGATGATCCATGCGAACCACCCGAAGAGCTGCGCGTGCAGGCAGTCGTCGGGCATCGTGGGCGAGTGGCGCCACACCTTGCGCCCTTGCATCGTGACTTCCTCGTAGACGTTGAGGATGTCATTGATGGCAGGCTGGGCCTGTTTCAGCATCGGGTAGATCACCTGCTTGTGCAGGAGCTGCCGTGCGAAGTTATCGATCATCGTGGTGCGATCGGCGTTGTAGACCATGCCGTTCGGGTTCCACTCGTAGGGCTTGGACAAGGCCATGTAGCGAATGGAAGTGACGCGGTGGTCGCCAAGCTTCGCGCGCAAGAACGAGTTGCCGATGGCGCCTTCGCCGGCATCGCCCACCACCATCTGGACTGCCCAGGCGTTGCACAGCTCGACGATTTCCTCGACCCACCCGATCGCATGACCGTTGGGGAAGATCTTGTAGAAGAGCGTCTTGAGCCGTCCGTCCGCTTGCTGGCCCCAGATGTGGAGCACTGTGCGCGACTTGAACATGCCCTCGCTGCCCTTGATCTCGGCGCCGCCGCCGGACCAATCGACGCCGGCGACCGTGCGCACGATGCCCTCTTTCGACAACGGCAACGGCACGCGCGTCATCTCGTGCTTCTCGTCACAGAGCGCCTCGAGGATCTCCTTGGTCAAGAGGCGCACACCCGTCGACGTGCTGACGCCGATGCACTCGTTCAGGAAGCGCGACTCGCCATAGAGGGGCGAGTCCATCTTGTAGAGCAGCTTGTTCCAGCGTTCGATCGCGGCGTCATACCCCATCGTTCCTGGTTGCCAGGACGCAGGCACGTTGACTGGCATGATGGCTTGGGAGATGTGGAAGCCTTTGATGCCGGCCGCCTTGTCCTTGGACATGTCGACCCACTGACCCCTACGTGGATCGAGGTACGTACCACAGCCAATACAGACAGGGCCCAGCTTGCCCAACCCCTTGACGCTGTCGATGAATGTCCACTTGTTGCATGCCTTGCAGCGCATGCACCACTCAGTCTGCGACGACTGGGACCACAGGAACTCGATGGTGTTCTCCATCGTCTTGGGCGTTCCAGCATAGGCCGAGTACTGATAGCTCGAGTTGGCCATACATTCCTCGATGACAGGAATGACCGACTCATAGAGAATGTCTTGCACCTCGTCGAAATTGCAACGGTCAGCAGAGTACCCACGTGCACGATCAGGGTCATCGAGCGCGTACGTGAACGCCATCTCGGACCCGTTCCTGAACATACGCAGGAGCACGTTGTCGATGGAGTTCGCGTTGACGAAGCCCTTCCGAAGG